CACTAGTAATACCAGTTCCTATAGAACCACCCATTCTAAACATTGGTCTTTTTAAAGTTCTATTCATTATCTACCTCAAAGCTTTATATATACCAAATCCTGTAGCTGCTGCTCCTAATGCAGATTGAAGTGGTGTTGGATTAGGGACATTTGTTACGGACGTTCCTGTACCTCTCATACCACCCATGATCCCTGTTACGATATCAGCAAATCTATCTACTTGTTCTTGTGGTTGGAATGCAGCTTGTCTTGCAGCCTCTCTATTAGCATCTAATCTAGCTTGTGCTAGTGCTTGATTTAATGATCCAAGGCCACCTAATGTTGAAACATCTGCTCTTTGTAATTGTGGTAAAGCTTGTGCAAATGTTAATTGATCAGCTGCTGCTTGTTGTCTTCTACTCACTGCATCTTTAAAAGCATCAGATAATAATCCTGCTTGTAATCTACCTCTTGCTTCAGCTGTTCGTGCTCCTTGTTCCGCTAATTGAACACCCTCTCGTCCACCTCCAAAGGCACCAGCTGTTACTGCTCTATCTCTAATCTGTTGTCTATTGATTGCTGCTTGTCTATCAAACTCAGATAAACTTGTATCAATAACTTGTTGTTGATACGGAGACATAAATTGTTGAACTGAACCAGGGCCTGTCCCTGCACCCGCTCCAGATAGTTGTTGTGCTTGTGTTAAAAATGGTTGAAAAGAACCTAAACCCGCTACAGCTCTTTGTTGAGCTTGTTGTTGTAATGGATCCAAACCTGCAACTTGTGGTGCAAGTCCAGCTAGTGCTTGTTTTCTTTGTTCAAAACCTAATGCTGCTCTTTGTTGAGCTTGAAATAAACCTTGTCTTTGTTTAAATTGATCAGCTGTCTCAAACGCTTGTTGCGTTGGTTGAGCCATTGTACCAAGTCCAGCTAAACCTGTTGTTACGACTGGTACTGTTGTTTGTGCCAATACCTGTTTCGATAGATCTTTACCTATATCTTCTACAAAGGGTGCTGGTCTCGATATCGTAGTTTCTGTTGCCACTACATTACTCCTTCTAATCTTTGTGCTGTTTGAAACATTTTTTTAGCGCCATCTAAGCCTTGCGTTTCTTCGGATACTTTACCTCCGGCTTCGAGGTTTTTCATGGTATTATACATAACTTCTGCACCTTTGTCCACATCGCCATCTCCTGCATTTCTAACAGCTTCTGCTGTAAATACAAATTCATTCTTACTTAGTCTTGCAGGGACATCATCTGCTTTCTCCATACGTCCGATAGGCACAAAGCCACCTTCAGCTCTAAAATCCATCTCTTGACCATCTAAATCTAATAAAGGCATAGTCTTTTTAGCTACAGGTTCTGCTTTACCACCTTCTGCAAGGGCTACAGCTTGTTGTATTGGTGATCTCATTGCGCCTCCTAGTCCTCCTGATGCTGATAATTGCATAGGCTGTCCAAAATTGTTAAAACGATTAAAATTTTTAGAAAAATCTTCAAAACTCATTTCTCCAGGTAATACTACTCGTCCAAGAAATCCTCCTGCTCTTGCTTCTTGAGCATTTTTTTGTGCATCAGCAAAAGCATCTTCAACACTAGAAAATTTAACAGGTTGAACTGCTTTTGGTTGTTCAAGAGTTCCTGTTGGTGGTACTAAAGACTCTAATAAAGGTCTATTTGCAAAACCAGGTCCTGATGGTCTTTGAGGATTAAAAAAAGCTTCATCAATTTTTGGTCCACCAGCTCCTGGTAAACCACCAATACCACCACCTGAACCCAAATTAGATTCAGCTGATTCTAATCTTTGATTTATTTCTTGTAACGTTTGTTCTGCAGAAGTTACATCACCACCTAGTTGTTCTAATCTTTGTTCTATTCCACCACCCTCTTGAAGACCAACTCTACCACCTTCTGCTAAGAATCTATTTCTTTGGCCAAGATTAGCTAAAAAATCTGATAAACCCTCTGTTTCATAATAATTTTCTAAATCAAAATTTTGATCTTCTTTTGGTTTTTGTAAAGCAGCTAATAACGAGGTTATACCAAACAAACTTCCAATACCTTTACCTGTTAAATTTCCTTCTTTAGCTAAACCAAATCTAGCTAATAAATTACCAAGTTCGCTACCACCCATTTTACCTGTTTGAGGACCCGTCGTAATTAATGCTTTTAATGGATTAAAACTACCTTTACCAAAAAAATTACTTAAAGCACCTCCACCGCCACCCATTACAAATGGTGCAGCTAATAATGCAGCTTTACCAAATGGTGACTTAACAACTTTCTTAACAGCTCTAGTTGCACTTTTTAAACCTTTACCAATTGCTTTTGCCACACCACCTATAAACATCATTTGTCTAGCTGATTCAAGATCCATGATCCCTGTTCCCATAGGCGCATCCTCGACCATACCACCACGGTTCATGAACCTAAATCTAGTTGGGTCTATAATGGGTGTAGGTGCAGCTGCTTGAGCTTGATTAGCTATTGGTAAAAATGAATCATCTCTTCCATCATTGCCCGTGCTAATTATATTGCCTTGTGCATCCCTCATAAAACCAGGTGCTAAATTTCCGTAGGCATCAGTTTTACCTGCCATTCTGTCAGCCATATAGCTTTTATACACTTCTTCTTTTTCTAAAGGTGAAAATTGTGCGAAAGCTTCTGGTGTTACTACCTGTCCTTTGTATCTTAACTTACCTGCTTCAAGTACACTTTTTCTTGTTTTACCAAAAATATTTTTTGTTGGTTCAGTAAAAAAAGTTCTTGTTTTTTTAGAACCTGCTTTTAAAGGTCCACCTAATAAACTTAGAGCAGCGTCTAAAGACAATACTCCTGTTTCTGGTAATTCAAATCTATCTTGAAAGGTTCTAAGATCTACACCAGATAAGGTATCATCCTTTTCCTCTGCAAGACCTAAAATATCTTCTTGTAAACCGAGGATATCTTGTATGTTATCATAAGTTACATCTTGTGGATCTTTAAAACCTAAAACTTGTAAATCTCTTAATCTTTTTTGTTCAGTTACGTTTGGTCTATAAGTGCCTTTTAATATTTCTTCAATTCTTTTCGTTCTTTTTATTTGATCTTTTCTTTTTAAGTCCCTCATTTTTTTTCTAGTTGCACGAGCTTCTTTTTGCATTTCTTTTGCTCTTTCTTCTTGCTGTGCTTTTAACTGATTAAGTCTAGCTGTTTCTTTTGCTTCTCTGGCTTTTCTATCCGCTGGTGATTCACCTGCATCTCCTCCACCAAAAGTTCCTGCATCTCTGTCCTCTTGTCTTCCACTATCAACTTGTGACCCAGCTTGACCACCACCTATGTCACCAAAACTATCTAATGATATAATACCTGCTGGACCTTCGTTAGGTCCATCTTTTAATGATCCGTGTATGTCCTCTTTTAATAATAAATCTTTTTCTGCCTCTGTGATATAGGCTAATTCTGTGGGTGGTTTATTAGGACCAGATTGCCATTTTCTGGGAGCTTGAACTTCAGGTTGTCTACCAAGATAGTTTTCTACACCACCTTGTACAACAGGTTCACTACCTTTTTTTAACATCTGTCTAACTTGTTGTGCTCTAGTTATTGCCATTATTCGTCTGATCCTGCTCCTAGTGGTGGCATACTAGCCACTTTAATTTTTACAGATCTTGTAACATCTTCTTTTACAGTATCTGTATTTGGGTTTGCAATATCATCCTCTGCCTCTTTGTCAGAGCTATATTCATAATTTGTTTTTTTGTTTCTTAATACTACTTCAGTTTCGCACTCAACGACGGGTACTTTTTTACCGTCTATAGTCACATATCTTACTGATGGTGGTTCTGTAAATGCCATATTACTCCCTAGTTATTTGTAACACAGAAAATATAATATGTAACCTATTTCCTGTAGCTGCTGTTGCTTTTATAACCTCTCCCTCAGTAATAACAAGAGGGTGTGTTAACAATTCTACTGTGGCATTAGCTGAAATAGCTTTGGTTTTAAACAAACTAAATACATTAGATGATGCATCCGTTAGTGTTAAAGTTATACTATCAGCATTACCTGAGTCCTCAGACACTAATATAGACTTAATTATACTAGTGGTTGCAGTTGTGGATGTACCAGCTGCTGGACTTGTATAAACAACAGTTTCTGCTGTGCTTGTTAAATCTACCTTTGAATTTGTATATATATTAGCCACTTAAAAACCAAGAGAATCTCTCTTGCTCCTGTTTTAACTCATCTAAAAATGTTGAGTTTAATTGATCTCTCATAATAGCTAAAGATCTATTTATTTGTTTTTGGTTAGAAAAATCATATTGTTCTTTTGGTTCTGGTATTCTTATATTAATCTTAGCCATTATCGTCTTCCATCTGGTTGTACATCTAGTCTTAAAGTTCCAAATCTCCAAGATTCACTAGCTGCATCATTTTCTATTTTTACACTAACAAATCTACCTCTAGCTCTGGTGTCTTTTTTATCTGTACTTGATGTTATAGTAAAAGGACTTAGTGCAGTTTGAGTAGATGATTGTTGTGGATATCTTTTTACATCTAAACTAACTTTTGCATTACCTTGTAATGTTTTAAAATCTGGTACAAATCTTCTCATGGCTAAAAATATTTCTCCCGCAACTTTTGGTCCAGATGATCTACCTCTTGCATCTCTTTGTCTTTGCTCTAAGTCTATATCAAAAGATTCTATAAATGATGTAACAGTAGTTGTTGTACCGTTAGGGTTGACTTGATCGGTTCCCACTTCATGTTCGAAATATGTTGTTTGCCCTAAACCATCTTGACCAACAATAACTGGAAATGTGCCATCAGCTGTTGAATCATATTTAGTTGCAAAAGGATTTGGATAAACGTTTGAGTCAATCCAACTTGTTCTAGCTTCTGTTCCAGTATACCAAACACCACCAGGAACACCTGTAGATTCACCATAATTAAATATTACATATTTATCATTATACTCAGAGCTAGATGATGGGTAATACCAAGTTATCTCTGTGTATAAATTATTTAATCCAGCTGCAACTTGTTGACCTTTTGTTGTATCAAAGTCATCAAAAACAAAATCCTCTACAGTGCATGGTATAGTTTTAACTGTACCATCATATAAAAAGAAACCTTTTGGACTTAACCAAAATGCAGCACCATCTATTTCAACAACTGCGTTTTGACCTATTAATCCACAGTTAGTACCAACTTGTTCTAATTGAAAGGTAAATGGTGCACCAATGAATTTCATAGTATATAAAGCATTATCTGTCCAAACTAGAATTACTTCTTTAGCTTTTAATGCTCCAATAATTTTTGTACCGTCTTGTAATCTTAAAGTCCCAGCAGTGTTTGTTGCTGATGGAGTGTATGTATTTATATCTTCTTGATCTGAGAATCTTATAAACATATCATCTTGTGTTGTATTATCACCAATCGTTGTTTCTGTTCCAAAGTGTAGTAAGTGTCTAGTTGTTGGTGATATCAAACTAACTCTTGTTGATGTTGGATTACTTCCCGTTGCAAATCCAGATGTCGTTGTAGACGCTCTTGTCTCTAATGGTGTTGATGCTCCAGCATTCCAAGTAAATGTTTTACCATTTAATATAGTTGCAACTAACACTTGACCAAAATTATCTAATGACCATAAACCAGGTTCTAATGTTACATCAGTTGCAGCGGCTGCTTCACCCCAATTACCACTACCCCATGATCCAATACCCCAACCGTAACCATATGATTGTGCTCTAGGTCCTACGGGCTCGTAAGGTTTAATACTTAAACTACCGCCTGTTGATACTGTACCACTAGCATTAGATGATTGTGTAATTGTAAAAGTACTTGTTGTTGGAACTGTTATTACTTGAAAATTTTTATCTTCAAAATCAGATGCACTAAATCCTGTACCACTTGGTAATGTAACACTATCAAGTTGCACTATATCTCCAACAGATAGTCCGTGCCCTGACTTTGTAATTGTACATGTTGGTGATGCATTTGTGGTTGCAATAGTTGCACTTGTTAAAGTTGTTTTTAATGGTGTAATGTCATACAATTTACCTTCAAAGTATAACAATAAAAATTTATCTGTTCCAATGGCCACATACCTATTACCAGCAATATCAACAAAAGCATGTTGTGCTCTTGCTACACCTACTATTGTATCTGTTATAAGAGAAGACCAACCACCTACTTTTTCTGGTAATCCATATCTAAATCTTACATTGTCTGAATTAACCCAACGATTCTCAGCACCTGCTTCTGTATTTTGTTTATCTATACCTGGTTTAAATTTGTACTCAATTAGAGCCATGATCCGTGCTCCTATATCTTAGTTTTATAAGCCCAACCTCTTGTTGCATTCACAAATACTAAAGTAAAAGCCGATGCACTTGTGTTTACCACTAGGTTAGAAGCAGCACCTAAAATATTAGAACCGTTTCTGGCTATAGTTAAATTGTTTGATGCAAAGTTATTACCGCTATCTATAAAATGAACTTCTGAACCTACAGACGGTGAAGCCGGTAAAGTTATAGTAATAGCTGATCCGATACCACTTCCAGATGTATCAATTAATAATTGATCGCCGTCCACGGCAGTATATGCAGTTGTGGGTGTATAATATCCTTTTTGTCTAATACCTAGATTAACGTTTGTGCCATCTGAATATACTAAACATTTTGATCCAACTGGTAATGCAATACCAGTTCCAGATGCTGTTTTAATTGTTAGTGTAAAATTACTAGTAGATCTAGTGGTTGCATCTTCTACAATAAAAACTCTTTCAGCACCGTCAGGCATAGTAACTGTTCTGTTTGCAGCTAAAGTTCCTGTAAATTTAAAATATAAATTTTTACCATTTGATACGGCATGATTGGATAATGCTAGTGCCACATCACTAGATGCAACATCAACAGAAATATAACCACTAGCTGCTTGTTCTAATATCTGTAAATTAGTATTAGTGATAGTGCCCCAGGTACCTGATTTCTCACCTGTTGTTATTAATTCTAGTTTTAAATCACTCGAAGTGCTTGATGCCATATTACTCCTATGGGTTTAATGGGTCAATTTCAACCCATGTTTGTGACACCCCTGGAGGTATCGGGTTCCATGATATCACATCTACCGTACCTGTTGCAAGGTTTATTCTGTTGCCTGTTACAGTTACTTGTTGATCTACTCTTGTGGTAACATTACCAATTGTTGCATTTATTCTACTACCTGAAAGGATAACAAGAGCTTTACCAACTATAGCTGGAGAACCTGTGTTTAGGTTAACTCTACTACCCGTGACAGCAGCTCTAATACTAATACCTCCTGAACTTCCAAAAGGTGCTGCTGCAAATGATGATCCTCCAAAATACATTTGTTACCTCGCTGTTGGGAAGTTTGCACTATCCCAAGTCATTGAAACTCCTGGCACTACACCATCCCATTTTCTAATTAAAGCCTCTGATGTAGATAAGTTTGTTCTACTTCCTGTAGGTAACACAGTTGCATCTGCAGTTATCGTTACTGTTCCAGAAGATAGATTTGTTCTACTTCCAGTAACCGATACAACAGCGTTAGCTTCTACATCTGCATTACCAATTGTTAAATTTACTCTACTACCAGTTACAGAGAAATTTGCATCTGCTGATATTGTTACGGTTCCAGTATTTATATTAGCTTGAGAACCAGTAGGTTCAACAGTTGCTTTTCCAACTATTGTTGGACTACCACTATTTGCATTTATTCTACTTCCAGATACCGGATAACCAAAAGCAAAAGTTGGAGTTCCTGTATTTAAATTTACCCTGCTTCCCGTAATTGCAGTTACAGCTTTTCCAACTATGGTTGGATCTCCAGTGGTAATATTTATTCTAGATCCATCAGGTGTAACTATAACACCTACACCCTCTATTACAGATGTATTACCTATGGAAAAGTTTAGTTGACTACCGGTTACTGTAAAATTAGCTTCACCTACTAATGATACTGTTCCGGTAGACTCGTTTATTCTAGAACCAGTAACATTAACAAAAGCGTTAGGGTTAAAACCGGGATCTCCAAAAGGAGACGCTGCAAAGGGTGTTCCTCCAAAATACATATAATATAATCCTTAAAAGGAGACAGGGGGTATGTGGTGGTGCCCTGCCTCCATCTAAGAATTATATCATCGTTTAAACCAGGAAGGAAGACCTAAATGTGGACGTTTGTCGAACATGTTATCCTTCGCTCCAGGTGTTTTACGATTGTTATAATGCAGAAAAACCTGTACGCATTCTTTGCCTTTGAATTTTTCTCTCCAATGTTCTAGCTCACAGCCAGAGTAAACCAGCATATCTCCTGGTTTTAAGTCTACTCTAACACCTTTTTTATTAATCTCTCCAGATGGCTCTAAATATATAGGCCAATCATCACCACCAAGATTCATGGTTGTAGATATCTCACAACTGAATCTATCTTTGTGTCTTTTAAGTTCATCACCTTTTTTATAAATTCGTGCATATGTATATGCAGGATATAATTTTAATCCTGTTGCTTTCTCCATACCTGGTTGACATTTAAGTAATAATGTTTCCATAGCCATATTAGCGTATTGAGAATATGTATTTGGTATCTGTTCATTTTCACCTTCATAATATCCAAGTATATTTTCGAATGGAGAAAAATATCTAGCTTGTCTACAAGTATCATAAACTTGTTTTTGCATTAAAAAATAATTTGCAATAAAAGATGCTAGGTCTTTTGATATTGCCTGACGAATAACTGTATACTTTTTCTTTTTAAACATCTTTAGCCATCTCTTTTGGCACTGCTTGTATATTCCAATGTATAAATCTAAAAGGTTCTTTACCATGGTCTACTGCATACTCATGTTCTAAATAACCTGGAAATATAATTAATGTTCCTGGCTTTGGTCGTATATGAAATTGTTCATGACCAGGCCATACACCTTTTAAGTCTGGTTTCATTTTTAATTTTGTACATCTTGCACCAGTCTTTGGTTCGTGAAAGATTGGGTATGATGTTTTATCACTGCACTTTAAAAAATAAAAACCTGACACGTGTTGATTCCAATGAATGTGTGCTGAATGATGACCACCACCTTTTTTAGCAAACTCTTGTACCCACAACTCACTAAACATGGTTGTGTATTGTGACATATCATAACCTTGGTGATCTAAATATTCCCAAGATTTTTGACCAATGTAATTTCTAAAATCTAAAAAATCATTGTCAGCTGTAAGTGGTGTTGAGTGATATGATCTTCCAAAATCACCGTGTTTTTTTATATATTCTTTTTCTCTTTTACGAGCATCACTAATGTATTTGTTGCTTGCTTTATTTAAAGATTTAACAAATTCAGGTTTTTCTTCACTCCATACTACAGTTGGAAAATAACTATTTATAAACATTATCTAAAAGGCCTCCCTATATGCCATACCACAAGACTATATCTTGTGCCTGATGTTACTGGTTTAACTCTATGCCATACAAAACTTGGAAATACAATAATAGATCCTTTTGGTAATATCTCTTTACATTGTATTCTGTGTTTTGATTCATCTCGCATGTGTGGATCATAGTTTCTAAAATCAAATTCTAGTTCACCACCTTTATATTCTGATCCATCTGTTAATTGACAAGTCATAGATAGTTTTCTAATTTTACCATGATCTGGTGTATTTGGTTTGTTATAAGGTTTATCCCAACTATCACAATGCCAATCGTAGTATTGGTTTAGTTTATATTTTGTAAACTGACAAGACTCACTTCTATCCCATTCAAAATTCCAACCAGCTCTTGCATTTGCTTCATGAACGTATGGATGTAATTCTTTATATATCCAAGTATCATTTAGCCATACTAAATCTGATTTTCTTTTTCTTTGTAAATTCTTAACCTCTTCTTTATTTAATTCTCTATCACCATAGCCACCTGTTCTAGCCATAACTTCTTTTTGTTGGTTAGCATAAGCTATAACATCATCACAAAATTTAGGTGTAAGCACACCACTAAAATACCAATAATAATTAGATATATTCATACGTTATAGTTTGTACAAAATTTAAACTATCCTTTTGATTATTGGTTAAGTAATACATATTAGTAGATGGAAACATAATAAACATGTTATTTTTTAATGGTATATCCCAAGATCTACCTTTACGTCTGTTATCTTCATAGTGTATTCTAACCATACAGTCTTTGACTTTTACACCATAGAGTAATGTATAATCTGGTGAGTTTCGTAGATCCACTGGATCTATATTTAATAATGGAATTGTAGTCTCGCTAGGTTTATAGATGTTACCCCACGTTTCTTTGTTAATTAAACTAAAACCATATTCAAGATTAACGTAATCTCTCATATAAGTGTTCAACATATCAAATGTTCGTGAGAATGGAAAATCTTTATTTTTAATTACTGATTGTAAGATGTCGTTTGATAATTTATCTCGATCAATGTCCCAATCTTTAGGCATTGCCACATCACCATAATATAATGCTATTTCAGATAATACTTTCTTTTGCATACCACATACCTTTGTAATTTACGCCATTCCGTCTGTCAAGTCCCAGGACTGGCCTGACTCATTCCATGCATAACTCCATCTATGAGTGCCAGCTTCATTTTGTGAAGCTTGTTCTGCTGTTAATGCAGGAGCATCACCAATTGGTGATTGCCATCTAGCATCAGTTGTGTTTTTTACCCAAGATGCGTAAGGTTTTTTAGGCCAAAAGATATTATTATCTTCATCCCACTCAAAACCTATGCCTGCATAGTTTCCTCTAAATGCTTTTGAGTTATCGCCAGAGTTATGTTTATTACCAGATGTATTGTAAGATGTTTGAATCCACATTTGTGCAGGCCAGTTGTTGTGTGTTTCTAACCACTGTTGACCTACTGATTCATCTTCAACACCATCAGCGTTTAACATCTTATCGTTATCCATAGTTAACACTTGAATAACTTTTCCGTTAGCTCCTAGTTTTGCAAAATGTGCCATAATACTTCTCCTTATATATTAATTTTAATTACCATTCAACTACTGAAATTTATACCTTATTATTACTATACCAGATCCACCTGCTGCACCAGTAGAACCTGGATTACAACCATTTCCACCGCCACCGCCACCGCCGCCGGTATTTGTTGTTCCTGCAACTCCAGGCACAGAAGGACTTCCTTGACCACCAGTTCCACCGCCACCAGTTCCACCTGCTCCTTGAGGAGCTGGTCCAAAAACTCCACCACCTCCACCGCCTGCTCTTGCTACTGGACTTCCATTAATACTTGTTGTTGCACCAGCACCACCACATCCACCACCATTTGGTTTTCCTGCTGTTCCTGCAACTGTTGCTCCACCACCACCTCCAGCTCCGTTTGGATTGCTTGAACTTGGGTGTCCTGCTGCACCATTAGTTCCTTGAGGTGGACTCACAGAAGGGGTATTTCCAGAACCTCCAGATCCTGCTCCTGCAGGAGAAGTTCCTCTATATTCACCACCTCCGCCACCAGATCCTCCATCAGCACCTGGTCTGTTAGCTGCAGTGGCACATCCACCACCACCTCCACCACCACCAGCTGATGTTATTGTACTAAAAACTGAATTTACTCCACTTGTTCCTCTTCGAGGGGCAGATGCTTGTGGTCCTGCTGCTCCACCACCACCTACTGTAATTGGATAAGCTTGAACTGAAACTGGTAATCCACCTCCAACTAAAGGGGAAGCTGAATAACAATCTGATGATGCTTTTCCCTCTCTAAAGCCACCACCGCCTCCGCCACCACCACCTTCAGTGCCTCCGCCACCACCACCACCAGCTACTACTAAATATGAAACTGAATTAGAACCACCACTTGTACCTGCGTTTGATACAGTAAAAGTTCCAGGTCCCGTAAAGGTATGAATTCTAAAATCTCCTGATTCTGTTTCTGTTCCACCTGAAGCATCTACGAATAAATTTTGAACATCAGCAGGATCAGCTGTTGCAACATTTTGAAAACCAGTCGTTGCATCTACAAATACTAATTGAATTGCTGTGTTAGCTTTAGCTATTTCTAAATTATCTGTTCCACCATTAATTTTATTACTATTTCTATCAATTGTTATTGAATTAGTTCCAGCACTTCCATTATAATCTGAAACAACAACCATATCACCAGCACTAGGTGATCCTGGCAGTGTAACAGTTACAGCTCCCCCAGCTGTATTAACAAAATAACCTTCTCCAGCTGTTGCTGTAAAATTTGCTGTTTTAACTGCTGTAATATAATCAACAGCTCCAGTTTTACCAAACCCTGTTTGAGTTCCATTATTTGTAATTGTTGCACCACTAGGAATTGTAATAGTGTCTCCACTATCTCCTAATTGAACTGTACCACAATTTGTTCTTGGACTTATTTTATTTACTTTTACTTCACTCATAATTATTGAAACCTATACCTTATTATTACCACACCAGAACCACCAGCGCCACCAGCATGTGAAGTAGGATGTGATCCACCTCCACCACCACCAGTATTTGCAGTTCCAGCCGTTCCAGATGGATTTCCTGCAGCTCCGCCACCACCAGCTCCGCCAGCTCCTTGCCCTGCTGCACCTGAACCACCACCTCCACCACCTCTTGTTACAGGTGATGCTGTTATACAAGATGCAATACCCGCAGCTCCAGCTCCTCCTGTTGAAGGGGTTGCCGGAGATCCTGATGGAACCGCATCACCGCCTGCTGCAGCTATACTACCACCAGCACCGCCACCTTGCGTACAATGAGTTGATCCTTTTCCTCCTGGATTTCCTTGTGGAGGACTTACTGGAGGTGTGTTGCCAGTTCCTTGACTACAACCACCTGGATAATTAGGGTTAGTAGTATCAGACTGACCACCACCGCCACCTGAACCACCTGAACCACCGAGTTGAACAGGTGTATTTTGAGAACCACCTCCTCCGCCTCCAGCAGAAGAAATAGTTGAAAAAGTTGAAGTTGAACCTTGTCCTCCTCTATTAGCTGCAAAACAAGGTGTTGAACCAGGGCCGCCTCCACCGACTGTTATTGGAAAAGCGGTACGAGTAACTGTAATAGCACTTCTTCCTAATGGTGCTAAAGGACTAGGTGCTGTTGTATAAGATCCCGATACAGTTCCATCTGAAAATCTGTAGCCTCCTGCTCCACCGCCACCACCGTTGGATCCACCACCTCCTCCACCAGCGATAACTAAAAAATCTACTTGGTCATTTACACCAACACAACCTACAGAAGCAACACAAAAAGTTCCAGGTCCTGTGAATGTATGAATCTTAAAATTACCAGAACAGGTTACTGTTCCACCTGTTGCTGATATAAATGATTGAGTTGCATCATCATCTGATCCATCAACAAAAACTTGCCAACCTTCTGTTGCATCAACATAAATAAAAACTGCACCAGCATTATTTCTTTTTAAATCAAAATTTGAAGCTGCACCTCTTATATTTGATCCGTTTCTAGCAACCGTACATTTATTAGTTCCAAAAGTACCTTGATAATCTTTTATGGCTACAATATTTCCTGCCGATGGTGATGCTGGCAGTGTTGCAGTTATTACTCCACTATTTGTATCAACAAAAAACCCATCTCCATTTGTAGCTGTAAAATCAGTTGTTTTTTTAGTAGTATTCCAATCAACAGTTCCTGTTCTACCAAATCCTGTTTGTGATGCACCTGATGCTAAAGCAACAGTTTTTCCACATCCACCTACAGTTAATGTAGATCCTGATTCTGTTGTTATTGTATTTACTTTAATTGTACTTGTCATAATATTTTTCTACGCTTGAAACTTATACCTTATCATTACTACACCTGAACCGCCAGCTCCACCTGCATTATCACCACCTGAACCGCCAGCGCCACCGCCTCCACCACCTGTATTTGTAGTGCCAGCTCCTCCTGTACACGAACTTCCTGTGCCTGCTCCTCCGCCACCAGAAGCTGCGGCTTTAGGTGAGCCACCACCTTGAACTCCTCCTGCTCCACCACCTGCAAAATATCTTGTATTAGAAACTGGTCCGGTTGTCCCAAAATTACCAGATTGTGGAGTTCCAATAAACGTTTCAGATACAAAAGAACCTATGCCACCTAAACCTGTAGAACTAGGATTTCCACCATTACCACCTGTAGCAGCTGCTCCGCCTCCGCCACCACCTTGACCACAAGGGCTAACATTAGAACCCGTTCCGCCAGTGTTTCCTTGAGGAGGACTTACAGGGGGCGTATTTCCTGTTCCTCCAGGTGATCCTCCACCTGCTGCACCACCACCTCCACCACCAGATCCTCCATTAAGTCCCGTAGCATTAAATGTTCCACCTCCGCCACCACCAGCTGACGTGATTGTTGAAAAAATTGAAGGACTACCTGTAGTTCCGGAAACATTACAAGGTCCTGCTGCACCTCCTGCTCCACCAGCTCCGACTGTTATTGGAAAAGATGCTACTGTGGCTGTTAAACCACTTGGATTAGATAATGGAGACATTGTTGGAGCCGGTAAACTTAATGAATTAGCCACTCTAAAACCACCAGCTCCACCTCCTGATCCGTGTTGTCTATTTCCAGCTCCACCTCCTCCAGCTACCACTAGATAATCAAGTGCATTATTTGGGGCTGAGCCTGAAATTGCTGAAACTGCAAAAGTACCTGGAGATGAAAATATATGTGTTCTAAAAGTACCACAATCAGAAACAGTTCCACCAGTGGCTGATATAAAACTTCCACCAACTTCTGTGTCTTCAGCATTTTGAACGTTGACCCAACCTTTTGTGTCATCAGCATAAACTAAAGTTAATGCTTGACCATCAACTTTTACTGTTAAAGTATCAGCAGTTCCACCAATTTTTTGTGATCCGTTTGGTGATATTACAAAATTATGTGTTGCAAAATTTCTTGCATAGTCAGAAAAAGCTACAATAGCTCCTGCAGTTCCTGCAGGTAAGTTAGCTGTTATTGAACTTCCTGAATTTATAAAATAACCTTCACCACTAGCTGCAGTAAAAGTAGATGTTTTAATATCACTTGTTTGCCAATTGACTGATCCTGATCTACCAAAACCTGATTGAGTAGCGCCACTAGCTAATGAAACTGTACCGCCTGATCTTCCTATAGTTACAGTAGATGCATCTATCGCTGCAGTTTTACAAGCTCCACCACCAACTGTTACAGTTGTGCCGGATTGTTGTGTTATTTGATCTACTTCTATTTTTGACATTAAACTACTACTACCGTTCCTGTTATTGTTTGAGTTCCAGTTACTGTAACTGGTCCTGCTAATACTGCATTACTAATTGTTTGGTCATCAGACAAAGTTGATGAATGATTAAAAGCATAAGTTGCAGCCGTCATACTTGCAGACGGAGCTTTAGATGCAGGATAAGTACAAAAAACATTTTTTGTTCCTGCAGAAAAATCTACTTTACTATCAGAATTTGACGAGGAGATAACCGTATCTCTGGACAAAGTATCTGGGCTAGCATCAGTAACAGTTCCTATGCCAACTTCAAATTCAGCATTACCTGGTAATTCTATAGCATAAAAAGTTTTATTAGTTGTACCAATACCAGCTACAAAAGTTTCAAAGCCAGTTTCAGCACCAGCTAAAGAAATAGTTCCTGTACCTGTAGTAGTGGTAGTTTCTTTCACCCTGTCATTTAATACAAATGCCATCTACTACTCCAAAAATATTATGCGTTGCCTAATCTAATAATAGCCGCAGAGTTAGTTGCAGCTGGAAACTGAACAACAAAATCTCCGTTAGTTGCTGTTTTTGTTCCACCAAAGTCTAAAACTAATACTGCTTCATTAGAACCGCCACTCTTATAAATCAAAGCTCCTACCGCTGATAACGTTACAGATGAAAAAGTTAAATCTCCAAAATCAACAAAAGCGATATTACTAGTAATATTAACACCAAGATTACTTAATGTATTTCCACCTGATGAATAGTTTGTACCAGAAGTACCAACTTCATTCGTAGCAGTAAACGCAGTTGTTGCTGTAGTTAGCCCCGATATATCTGTGTATAGAGCAAGTTTAAAAGTTGATCCACCAGATGAATCAAAATTAAACGTTCCTTTTAATAGGTCTGTTTTAAAAGAGTCAGGTATAACATTAGCCATATATTTATCTCCTTAATTATGGTGATGGTGATTGTAAAGGAGTACGAATTACACCATCTTGATATTCGTCTCTGCGTCTTCTACCTTGTTGTTCGATAGAGTACGATGCGAGTGCTCTTCTATAAGCACTTTCGTAGTATTGTAACATATCTGTGGGACCTTTCAAGTACCCATATGCTTCTACCAATGCTGCATACAATAACAAATCTTGATATTTATTTGATATGTAGGTTCCAGAAGTGCTTGGAACACCAGATGTAATAGTGTCTGGCTGCTTAACATAAGCTAAAGTTATCTCATAGTTGGCGTTTGGTGTGGGTGCAACTATCCAAAAATTAGCGTCCCAATTGGCATAATATTTAGGAAGACCAGATGCTGTGCCTGGAGTATCGTAAAACGTTGCCATATAACTAGTTTCTTTTTTTTCTAAAAAAGTTTGTACATTTGGACTAACAGTTGTATCCTTTAATTGCACATATCTTATAGCTCTTAAATCTGAAGGTATAGTTACATATCTACTGCCTGACTGTAAGTTTGATGTCGCATAAAATCTATTATCATCAGAGTCAGAATCTCTATAAATTCTATTTTCAGCATTTTTAATTATAGTCTCTAAAACAGAAGTAGAAAAAACTGTATCATCTACTTCAGTATAGTTTCTAATATCATCTTGTAAGTTTGTTAAAGTATAAGCCATTATTACTCTTTATATTTTGATTTTATTTTTTCTGCTTTGTGTACAGGAATTTCTGGTTCTGGCACATCTTCATATAACTCTAAATGCTCATCTTTACATTGACATTGTTTAATGCCAAATATTTTTGCAATAAAATTTTTTATTTTTTTAATCATGCACTTAATGTAACTGGTCCTGCAGACACAGTTGCTCCTCCTGATTCTTCTGTTATACTAGGAGTTACTCCTAATGTAAATGTATACTTATCAGCTGTTGTCACTGTTATGCTAAAACCACTAGAATTTTCATAAGTTGTAAATGGAACACCACCTGGACTACCAACTACATTTCTAAATCTAACAGTATTACCAGTTGTTCTTCCATGATTTTCTTCTGTAACTGTTATTGTTTGTGATGATGCAGTTATTGAAAATGGATTATTGCCTAACATGGCAGCAACTGCAGGTTCTTTCCTACCTGGTCTAACATGCCTTAAAGATATCGCATCACCATTCATAGGTTTTGGTTCTAGTTGTGGTTGCTTTGGCTCAAACTCTGAAACATGAACAAAAGATCCATTCCATTCTCTGACCATCTCCTTATATGGAAACTCCATACCAGATCTGTCTGATATTGCTTTTGCATATTTACCTGTTGCGTATTTTGCCATTATGCTCCTGGGTAATAAGCTTTTGGTGTAATATATGTACTAGAAGCAGAACCATCTTCTTGTAATGCTCTTTGAAACTCATCTTCATAAACTAATTTCATGCCTTGCATTAATTGTGGTGCATACTTCATTGATAAATAATATGTTAAACCTGAAACCATACATGGCACAAATCTAAATGGAACATCGGTTGCATTAGTATACGCACCAACATCTTGAATTCTTTTTATAAAATATATGTGCATGTCTTTTGATGCATTTGTAGAATCTGGTGTCGGATAAACATGTATTCTAACCTTATCAATAAATCTTTCTACCCAATATTGATTAGGTGTACCTTTAGATAATTTATTAGAAAATCCTGCATAAGTTGATCTATCAACTTTTGTCATTGGGCTATCTGATTGATCTGTAGAGGTTCTATTGGATCTTAATTGTGCCTCAAGAACATCGGACATTCCTGTAATGCCATTTGTTGGAGTTGTAACAGCACTTGTGCCATCAGCACTTGATCTAAAGAAATCATAGTCTGACTGACCTTCTATTAAATCTATGTTAGTATCGTCTATTTCCCAATAATGAATACCTCTATTGCCCCACTCTTGAAGCATTATATTTATAGATCTTCTAGAAGTTTTTAATTGATAACCTGTTATATTTTGAATACCGAGTCTTTCAAAAGCTTCTTCTATTATCTCATCAATAGAAAAAGTTTTATCAAACGTAGTTGTTCCAGAGGTAGTGTTAGCCATTTAACCTCCTAGCCAGTATAACCAATAGTCAAAGATGTTGTGTTAGTCATTGTTGCATGAACACCATTTTCGAATCTAATACCATTTCCTGGAACATAGATATCTAAACCTTCTGTACCAAAATCAGCTTCGAAAACTTTATCTCCTGTACTACCAGATGAAATATCTCTTAACACAACAACAGATGAAGCTACACCAATTGCTTGTATGTAAGTTATTCTACATGGACCTATATTTACTGATCCACCAGAAATAGTTTTTACCTGTCCTGTGCTAGCTATATTTGTAAACTTTTGATCTGAACTCATATTTTTTCCTTTAATTAAGTTGTGGGGCTAAAGCCCCACATTAAATTAATTATTAAGCCGTTGGTGAATCTGATGATATACCAAAAAACTTAAGTGCTACTACACCACCTGCTCCAGCAGTTCCAGAAATTACAACTTGTACTTCATCAGCTGTTTCAGTAGCTGCAGTTGTTGCTCCACCAGACATTCCTAATACACCATTGCATGGGAAAAATCCTTTGAAACCTGTGCTATTGATAGCAGCAGTAATACCATCTACGAAACCGTCATCATCAGCTTCAGTACCAATGTCAACTAAGTTAACCGCATTTGCAGCTGCACTTGTAACAGTAACTGCTACACCCATTGGTATAAAGTTTGATGGAATTCCGATTGATGTTTCTTTATGATCAGTACCTGATGCAGCGATCGTAATTGAAGTGCTGTATGTAGATAGTGTCATTTCATTTGTTAGGGCTCCAGTAGTAGAGTTCTTAATGATGTTTTTAAAACCATTCTCTGATCGTACTGGTCCTGTAAACGTAGTATTTGCCATAATTATATCCTCCTAGTTTTTGAATACTGTCTCTAGGCCGTCGACTATACTCGTCAGTATTCTAATTAATTGTATAGTATGTAATTTATATATTAGATTTAAGTAGAGTGCAAGAGAGCCTATAATGTGGATTAAGTTTTTCCAACGATGTAGCTTTTTATTAAGTAGCTACAGAAACTTGTGGAGCTGCATCCTCAATCTTATTTTCCATATGAGCCTTTTCTGCTTCCGCTGCTCTTATGTCGGTAAGAACTTCTCTGACTTTTCTGTCGATCTTAACCATGTTGAGAGTATATCTACCCTCTTTAAGATGCTCCTGCTCCCATTCGAGATCTAGACCCCTTTTCTTCGTGTAAAGGTCGTTTAGATGTTGCATCATGTTCTCCATCGATAACCTCCTCATAGGTTATTCTGTTTATCTTGGGATCGTTCATTTCTCCAAGATACTCCCAATGTATATCATTTTTTCCTAGTCTGTCAAGGATAGCATTTTCTAAAGATTGAGGA